ATACTGGTACTACCAATACAGCAATTGGTAATAGATTATTAACAACTACTTTTAGTACCTATACTGGAACAACAGCACCTGCAAATTATTATAATAAGACACAGATTAAGAGTTATACTGGTGCTACTTCAACTGCAATTGGGTTGAAAGCAAATACTGATAGTCCAACATTTACAACATTTGCTAAATCTATTACTTCTGTCGTAAATGACAATAGTACTTGTATTGCAACAACAGCATGGTATTTTGGTCAGTGCGCAACAGCAAGTCCTTTAATGGATGGTATTGGTACTGTAGGTTCATCAACATTATGGGCACATCAAGATCATGTACATCCAAGAGATACTACTAAAGCAAGTTTAAGCGGTGCAACATTTACAGGTTTACTTACTGCAAATTTAGGTGCAACAATTAATGGTGCAATAATAAATTTAAATAGTAATTCGAATTTTGTAACTAATATAAATGACGGTACTTCAACAGGTACAATTACTTTAGGCGGTACTGGTATACAAGCAATCAATATTGGCGCAAATACAGGTGTTAAAACAATTAACATTGGTAATAATAACTCACCTACAAACATTATTGATATTGGTGGTAATTTAAGTACTGTTTGTATTGGTGGAGTAACTAATATAATTGGTATTGCAGGTACTGCTAACCGTAATGGTATTCGTAATGGCGCATCAAGAATTATTGAATCAAATAAACCAACAGCACCAATAACAGCATTAAATGCAAATTGTACTTTAACCGTTACAGAAGTTCTTGAAATGGGTATTATTGGTTTTTCTGCAAGTGCTACACGTTGTTTAACACTTCCAACAGCACAAGGCGCAACAGGTTTGGTGCAAGCATTACCTAATGCACAAGTTGGCGATATAGTTAGATTTACAGTTTTTAACACTTGTACATGTGGTGTTTGTATTTGTGCTGGTACTGGTGGAACAATTGTTAATCCTGTTCCTGTTACATGTGTTAATAGTTCAAGAAGTGTTATTATTAGAATTACATCAATAACAAGTGGTTCAGAAACAATAAGCGTATATTAATGATGAATATTTATGAGTCAGTTAAGTGAAATTTATGACGGCTGGAAAAATTATGTGTTTCAAGACCCACAAGTAGAAGAACTTGCAAAAAAAAGAATTGCAATTTGTGTTATTAATGAATGTAAAAAATTTAAAGCAAACAAGTCATGCGCAATGTGTGGTTGTTTTATGCCCGCCAAGGTAAGAAGTTTAAAATCAAAATGTTCGCTTAATAAATGGTAAAACATTGTATTTATATTTTATTTTATACTATATTTGCAAAGTAAATTTAAATAATGCTTAAAATTTATAAACATCAAACATATCCCAATAAAAACGAATAATTATATGAAACGTACAAGAAATGAATTTATTGAAAAAGCAATTTTGGTACATGGTAATGAATATGATTATAGTTTAGTTAATTATATAAAAAATAACGATAATATTATAATAATATGTAAAAAACATGGACAATTTTCTCAATTACGTAGTCACCATCTTAAGGGTTAATTAACTGCTACGATAATATTTCACAAAATTATACAAAAATTAATAATAATTAACAAAATTTTTCGTACTTTTACAAAAAATATACTATTTATATGAAAAAGATTAACAAAATTATGGAAAATTTGAAGAACCAAACATTAAAAGTTGTCCGTGTTGATAAACACGAGTTCGAACTTGATAATGGTGATGTGTATCCAATACCTTTCGAATTGGATGTTGATGAAGATATCAGCGTTGAAGAATTTCAGAAGATTCTGGATTCATCAAAAGAACTGATGCTAAAGATACTTGAACAGTCAAATGAATAAGTTATTATCCATACAACAAGTATCTCTGACTCTTGGTGTCACCAAGAAAACATTAAGGATATGGGATAACGAAGGTAAACTCATATCAGTTAAAACCGTTGGTGGACACCGTAAATACCGTGAAGAAGACATTAACAACTACATGGGTGAACACAATGTTGAAGTAGTTGTAAATGGTGTTGCCACATACAGTCGTGTCAGTTCACATGAACAGAAAACCAAAGGAGATTTGGACAGACAGTCTCAGAGGATTTCTGAGTACTGTGCAAAGAAGAAATATAGCGTGGAACACATTATAAAGGATGTCGGGTCTGGACTTTCGGACACCCGTGTTGGTTTTGTTAAACTTGTGGATTTGGTTATTAAGAAAAAAATTAGTAAAATTGTAATCGAAAACAAAGACCGTCTTACCAGATTTCAATTCAATCTGATTAAGACTTTCTTTAACAGTTATGATGTTGAATTGGAATGTGTAGATAACAACAATATATCCAATGAGGAAGAATTTGTGAACGATATTATGATGCTCATGGCTTCGTTCTCAGGTAAGTTGTACGGGAAGCGTAGTGCGAAGCGTAAAAAGGAATTGAAAGAACAAAAACTAAAAGAAAAACAAATTATAAATTAAATATAATAAAATGAAATTATGAACGCAAAAGAATTTTTACAAACAATCAGAGAATTTTTAAACAAGAATTCTGAAATTGAGTTAACATCACCAACGATGTACGACCCAAATAAATTGGAACAAAAGGTATCATTCATCGTTTTTGGAAAAAACGAACTCGGAATTTATAAAAAATTCACAATAACAATTGAAGAAACTGCGCCACCAGTAGAACCCGAAAGATATAATATACAATAAAAATGGAAAAATTTAAAATCAATTACATATTGTTCGATAATTTTCAAAGTAATAAAACATATTTCTTTGAAAAAGAGCCAACTAAGGAAGAATGTAAGTATTGGCTTTGGAATACTATAAATCAGTATGAAAAAGAAACTTTGGATTGGGAGTTAACCATAAATGATATCGAGATAATTAAAATTAAAAAACAATTGATTAAATGAAACTAATCAGGTCGACCAAATGTAGTCTGAAATTCGCAACAGCGAAGAAACAGAATGAACTATCGGTCATCTTGAGCGAATACTCAAAGGTGGTTAATATCTTCATTGACTATTTTTGGTTGAATACTGATAAAGCAACAAAAGGTGAACTCCTTAAACCTATTGTGGATTTACCACAAGACTCATGGTTGTCGGCTCGACTAAGAAAAGTTGCAGCCAGAGAAGCCATTGATATGATAAACGCTTCGAAACAAAGGTGGAAAGAGAAAGCCGTTAAACCACTACATAAAGGTAATCGAATGTATGTTAGTTGTACCATCGCTGATTTAGTACCGACAAAAAATAATGGATATAAGACTGAGGACAGTAGACTCTTTGATGCTTGGTTACACATAGCCTCAGTAGGTAATAAAATAATAATGGATTTACCAATAAAATACCACAAGCACTTCAACAAATACAATAATATCGGTAAGAGACTGAACTCATACATCATCACCAAGAACTATGTGCAGTTCAGTTTCGAGATAATAACTGAGACAAAGAAAGAAGGCACGAAGTGTATTGGTATAGATACTGGTATAAACGCATTAGCAAGTCTTAACAATGGCAATCAATATGGTAAGGACATCAAAGGCTGTATCGAGAGAGTTAAAAGATGTAAGCAGAAGTCCAATGGTTATTATGTAGCCAAGAGAGCATTGAAACAAAGGATTGATGAAACAGCAAAGGAAATATTAGTTAAAGAAACCCCAGATTTAATTGTTGTAGAGCAACTAAAGAAAATGGGATTTAAAAGTAAAGCCAAACGCTTGTTGGCTAAAAATATCAGGCGTTCTATCGGAACTTGGAATTGGAAGTATTGGTTGAAAAGGTTAGAAGCACAATGCGAGATTAACCGTGTTAGTTTTCGCAGTGTAGCACCTTATTACACCAGTACAACCTGTCCAATATGTGGTCATTCCGATAGGGGAAATCGACTCGGAGAAGTGTTCTTGTGTCTCAGTTGTGGTCACGGAGACAATGCAGATATAAATGCGGGTAAGAACATTTTGAATCGGTTTCTCACGGGACAATACGGTGCTCGTTACAAGGAAATAAAGGATGTGCAAGTTTGTGCAGATTTATTTTAACGGTTGTCCCAAATGTTCAATGTCCAAGGGCGAAAACATAATTAAAAAATATTTAACAAAAAATAAAATAGATTTTGTGTTTCAAAAAATGTTTAATGATTGTAAATACATATCAACATTACGTTTTGATTTTTATTTACCAACATACAATATTCTAATTGAATTTGATGGAATACATCATTACAAAGCATTTAATTATTTTGGCGGTGAAAAAACATATAATGACACAATAATTAAGGATAATATAAAAAATGAATATGCTAAAAATAATAATATTATTTTACACAGATTATCATACATTGATTTAGATAAGAATATAGTAGAAAATAAATTAAAGAAGATTTTAAATTCATATTATTGTTGAAAAAATGGTAATTAAAAACCATTTGTAGTGAGAGCATAACTGTCTTCAAGTGCTATACCTTGAAATTCATCAACATCTAAAGAAAGTTTTTTAAAACCAGTAAGATAAATAACAGTACCATTTACATTAACTTCAAGTTTTCCGCTTAAACATGATATCGTTTTAACATATTCTCTTTTTTTAAGTTCAATTATAGCACCTTTAGGAAGAAAATAAAAAATTGTAATGTCTTCAGAATTATTTTCATTAATAATTTTATGATATTTAATATTATTAACACAATCATCCCATTCACTAAAAAAACGAATGATAATGCCATCATCAACTTCGTGAATAGAAGGAAATCTCTTAAGCAATTCTACTTTTCGTTTATTAATTAGCATATTAACCTTTTCCAATATTAATTTTCTTTCATTTGACATATCATGTTATTGTTAACAATATGGTACATTTTGAATTTTTTCTTTTGCTTCGGGAGTATCAATATCCATGCTCGTATAATTACCAACATATCCTTCAACATATTCCCTAATAAATAACATTTTTATTTTCGAAGGTGCTCTTTCAAATGCCACAAATTTAATTTCATCACCTTCACTTGTGTTTAAATCAACATTTATATCCAGCCAATTAAAGCCATTAAACCATGTTCTGCCAGATGGTGCAATATCACTATCGGTTGTACCACCAAGTCTTCCTTTATCATAATCATCCCTCTTACTTATAGAAATATTATCACTATAAAAACTTAAATCGAATTTAACAGAGTCTTTCCCTTGATCATATTTATATTCAACCTTAAGAAAATAGTCAAGAGTAAGATTTGAGGCATCTTCAGAATCATCTTCCCAATCACCACCGATTTTTGACTCAAAAACATCAGTTTTTATTTTATTTTTTCTTTCTAAAAGTGAATCACAAATAAATTGTTTTTGAAATTCTTCATTTTGCAATAAATCAATGATTTCTCGTTCTTTTAAATAATCTTCATTACCTAAAAAATCAAAATTCGATGCTTCTTCATTAATTATCTTGATAATATCTTTCTCTACCATTAATTTTATTTTACTATAAATACTGAATACTTAGTATAAATGCTAAACAAACCATCGTGTTCAAGTATTTATAGATTGAAAGTCATTGCTTAATTTTCGAATTAAGTTAGGTTTGATAACATCACGAATGCCTTTAAATTTTATTGCCAAATAGTGGTTATGCAAAATTTCGAGACTTGACTGAGAACAAAAAAAATTGCATCATATAAAAATGATGCAATTTTTTCATGTGATAATTAAGTATTTATAGAAAATTTGTTATTATGAAAAAAAATGCTACCAAAGAAAGACTTTTCGAAGTTACTGCAAGATTGGATAAAACATTCAAACCAGTTTTAAATGAAGAGGTTCTTCCAGCAGAAGATAAAAGAATTGCCACAACATATCAAACAGTAACACCTGAAAGTGCAAAAGAAGGTGATTTTGCTGATCAGGGATGGGAAAATGAAGAAGGTGAATCAATGATTCCAGATCAATATGATGCCGAAGATGGTATAACAGCAGTTGATAAAGCAGTTAAATTCTTAAAAGATAATGGTGGTAACGAGCCATCATCAAGTCAATTTAATACTGGTGTTTGGTATTCAACTATTGACCCAGATCATAATAATGATTATTTCACCAAAGGAATAGAAAAATATTATTCATTTCATTTAAAAGGATTTACTCCTGAAGAAGAAGCTGAGATATTTAACAAAATGAAAGGCAATGTACATGAAGAAGTAACTGCTGCTCAAACAACAATAGCTGGGCAATCTGCAATACCTCAATCACCAGATGTGCAATATGCAGATCAAACATATAAAATGATTGCACCAACATTACAACGAATAAGAACCATTGATCAATTTCCAGCAGCATTTAAAGGATGGTTTTCAATGTTAGGATATAAACCACAAACATCAACTATTACTATTACACAAATTAGAATTGATGTCGAACAAGTAATGAGAGAATTGGGTTATAAATAAAAAATTTAAAATAATTTGAAAATAATTTGTATTTTGTTTGTATTTATGATTTTAATGTATATCTTTGCAGAGTAAATTTTTTTAATTAATGTTATTTGTTAGATGATGAAAAATTTAGTAAACATAGTACCGCAACCCCAACATCCACAGAAATTGGAATGGGGAAACTATGCTTAAATTTTTCAAAAGAAAAGGTTTTAGGTTAGACAAAGAAGACCCCATTCATATCGAGTGGGGTCTTTTATTTTTATCATTAGGGATTGATCGAGTTGGTTGAAGATGCAAGTCTTGGAAACTTGTGACGGCACAAAGGTAGTGTTGTCCGTGGGTTCGAACCCCACATCCCTAACAAATTTAAGTTCTTTGAAATTATTGTTATAGAAATATGTTTTGAAATTGTTTCAAATCAAGTCTTTTTGACATATCTTTGTATTTAAATAAAAAAAGATTATTATGAAAGAAATTATTTTGAAATCAAATTCCTTACGTGAAGTATCAATAAAATATTTTGGTTATGTTAATATAATAACATATAGTAAAATTAAGAAATATATAAAAGATAATAATATTAATATTTCACATTTTTCTAAAAATCCTGCAAATATTAGACGAATAAAATATCCAAAAATAATTAAAATTTGTCCTATTTGTGAAAATGAATTTGAAACTAAATCAGGACATCCAAGAGAAAAAACAGTTTGTTCTCATTCCTGCGCTAATACTTATTATCGCACAGGAGTAGAACATCCTAATTATAAAGAAGATGTTGATTTAAATGGTGAAGCAAAGCATAGAATAATATGTTTTAGATATCATGAAAAAAAATGTGTTTGTTGTGAAGAAAAAAATATTGTGGAAGCACATCATCATGATGGAAATAAAAAAAATAATAAACCAGAAAATTTAGTTCCTTTGTGCCCAACACATCATCGTTATTGGCATAGTAGATTTAGACATTTAATTGAATTTGTTGTTGATGAATATGTAAAAAAATTTAAAGAAAAATCGAGTAGTAGTTCAGTTGGTTAGAATGGGTGGTTTGGGACCATCAGGTCGGGGGTTCGAGTCCCTCTTACTCGACTGATTGTCAAATAATTAACATGGTGATTGTAGAGGAATTGGCAGACTCATCTGACTGTGAATCAGAAATCTTGCGGGTTCGAACCCCGTCTTTCACCCCAAAATACGTGATAATTTGATTTATCATCTTATTACGTGATATTGTCTCGTAGTGTAACTGGCAACATTTTTGACTCTGAATCAAAAGAGTGCAGGTTCGACCCCTGCCGAGACAGCAATAGATTTTATGCAATAAAAGCCGTTTTTCAGCTTTTTGCGCAAAAATTCTCCTCTGGCAGAATGGTTAATGCATCGCCCTTTGAAGGCGACACTCTAACGGGTTTACAGGTTCGAGTCCTGTGGGGAGATCAAAATAACATGGGTATAAAACGCCCATGTATTAAAAACGTGGGCAAAAAAATTCCTTTTGATATCTCGTAATTATTATTATCTTTGTAAAAAATATTTATAATTATGGAAGCAGAAGAATTATTAAAGTATTTGAAAAAATGTGTTAAAGATTTAGATTGTGGATTTGAACCAATCATAACACCAACTATGTATGACCCAACAAAAATGCAATATGATGTTTCATTTATAATTATGGAAAAAGTCGAAGGTGGTTGTATACCAAGATTTACTGTAAATGTAAAAGATAGATTAAAAAGAAATTTTAATTAAAATATGTACAATTTATTTTTAGATGACTTCAGAATGCCTGAAGACGTATATAAATATTTACTACAACCAATATATATTAGCGTAAATTGGGAGATAGTTCGTAGTTATGATGAATTTGTAAAAATCATTGAAGAAAAAGGAGTGCCTGTAATTGTTTCATTTGATCATGACCTTGCAGACGAGCATTATATGCAACGATTAGAATATGATCAGTATACTGAAAAGACAGGATATCATTGTGCCAAATGGTTAATTTATTATTGCATTGACAAGAAAAAAGAACTTCCAGCAACAATTCTTATACACTCAATGAATTTTGCTGGAAGTCAAAACATTCAATCATTATTTGATAGTTATATTAAATCACTTACATTACCTTCTGCCTGAACTACCACCAGAACTTCTACCACCACCACTATAGCTACCAGAACTTCTACTACTACTGCCAGAACTCCCACTTGAATAATTAGAACCACTTGAATAGTTTGAACTTCTACTACTACTACTGCCAGAATTATAATTAGAACTGCTTCTTGATGAAGAATTATAACTTCTTGATGGTACAGAGTAACTACGTGATTGTGTAGTTCTTTGACTGTTAGGTGCAATACTTCTCTGAGTGTTTGTCTGAGAATAAGTACGTGTTTGAGTACTTACGTTTGCCCTTCTGTTAAATAAACCGCCAGTTGTATTGACTCTACTATTATTATATGCAGGTCTCGTACTCATACGTGGATTATTATATGAAGGACTATAGCTTCTATTAGTTTTTGAATATAATTCTTTAGTTTGTGGTTGAACTGTACGTCTATTAGTATTTAACGAACTTTCCTGACGAGTATATTTATATCCATGATTACTATTATATCCACTACCACCACCATTATAATTATTATGTGAATACCAGTTGTTATTATTGTACTCATTATGATTCCAATAATTATATCTCCAAGGACTCCAATTAGAATACCACCAATTATTGAATCCAAAACCATAACCAAAGCCAAAATCATTATAATACCAAGGATTCCAGAATGTACCCATAAACCCATAGTCCCAATTCCAGTAATAATTATCCATCATCCAATAATTACTATAAAGCCAAGGGTCATTGTACATCCAGTAATTAAAACCACCATGATAAAATCTACCTATATTATAAGAGTATAAAAAAGGTTCGTATTCATAATAATTAACATTAATATCAGGATTTTGTTTTACAAGAGTATCAACAATATATCTGAGAGTATCTTCGGTACTCATTCTTTTCTTATTTTTATGCTTTATTATTTTAGCATCTTTATCTGGTTGATAATATATATCATCATACTCAGGTTTTGCAGAAGTCAGTTGATTTTCTGTTGCGTTATTACTTGAAGTCATTTGACTTTTTGTAATTGAATCTTCTCTTACTTGCCAATATTTTTCATAATTGGACTGCTTTTGTGCTAATAATGTGAGTGTTAAGAGCACAAACATAACACTTAACAATAAATTTTTCATAATTTTATTTATAAATTAAACATAATATCATATAAATAGCAAATTTCGTACCAAAAATTTAGTTAAAAAATAATGTATTTATATAAAATATCATTATTGATATGAAAAATAACAAACAACGACTTTTTGAAATGATGAATAAGGTTGGCGGTATGCCAATAAATGAATTTAATGTTACGCCAGAAGAAAATCAAAATAAATATCAAAATTTAATTGATTTTATTGGAGAATCTCAAGGATATTCTTTTTATTTACATACAACAAATACTGAAGAAAATGCTAAATCAATATGCCAAACTGGTTTACGATTTGAAATTTTTCAAAAAACTGTTGATTATATTAATAACGTTGATGGTTTAGTTTATATGTTAGATATCAGAAAACCATATGGAAATTTTACTGTTATTATTCAAATCAATTCAAGTATTAAAAATTATGAGTCAATAAGTAAAAAAATTACGAATGAAAATGGTGAAGAAATATTTATTCTTCCATCACAATATATTAAAGGATATTATGATAGAACAACAAAGAAAATATTTCCAAATTCATCGTTTAAAAAATAATCATGTATTTATTATAAATTCAATATTATGAAGTCGAAATATGGTAAACAAAGACTTTTTGAAGTTATGGGTAAATTGGATAAAACCTTCAAACCGACCTTAAAGGAAGATGTTAATTTGGGCGAACTTAATATTGATGAAATTTTAAATAGTTATCTTGAAACCGCATTATGGGCAGAAGAAAGTGAAGAAAATGATTTAAAGGATAAAACAATTTACGATGTTGATAAAGAATCTGTAGTAAATTCAAAAATTGAAATTTATAATTTCATAAAAAAAGCACAACAAGAAGCACCTGATGAATTGAGTACATATGATTCTAAAGCACTTGGTCATAATTTATGGCTATCCAGAAATGGACATGGTGCAGGATTTTTTGACGACAATAATGATAAATTACAAAACTTAGCCAGAAGCATAAAACCAGTTGACATATACTTGGGCAATGATGGCAAAGTTTATATTAGCTAATATTAATAATTAAAACTATGAAAAAGTACGACAAACAAAGACTTTTCGAAGTCTTGGGTAAAATAGACCCGACATTTAAACCAAGTGCACAACTTCTTACTGAATGGAATTTTGATAAGAAAAAAGGTGAAGGCAAAGAAGATGAAAAAGAAAAAGATTCTAAAAAGGACGAAAAAGAAGAAGGTTCTGGAAAGAAAAAATTTAATTTCGAAAAAAAGGAAGATAAAGAATCCAAAGAACATGAGGAAGCTGAAACTCCTGCAGAAGAAAAAGAAGAACACGAAGAAAAAGAAGAATTGAAGGAAACTGATGCTCCTGCAGCAAAAAAAGTGCCTGTTGTGAATTGGGATAAAGCAAAAGTTGGCAAATAATTTAGAATAATTCTAAATTATACATTTTATTGAATTTTTTTATAAAAACATTTGTATTTATGAAAAAATGATTATCTTTGTGCTTTAATATTAATTAATAAAAAATAGAAATAATGAAAAGATTACTCGACATTCTGATGGCAGCCTTGAACTCAGTCCTATTATGGGCAGTGGAAGAGGATGATTATATCTTGTCGGGTCATGTGAATTAACACACAGAAACAACCTCCTTTCTTAAAAAGAAAAGACCCGACTACCCTAAATTTAGTCGGGTTTTTTTGTGAGGTAAAGTTCTTTGACATGTTGGAAATTTCGAGATCGTAGTGTAATGGTAACATGACTCACTGTCTATGAGTTGTAGGAGTTCGAATCTCACGGTCTCGGCAATGTTTGGAAATGTGATAATTATATATTATCTTTGCCGAACACATAAGTATTTATATTTAAAAATTAATTATGAAAACAATTGACGAAAATACATTAAAATTTGCAGTTTTAAACGCAAAAAACATTGCACAAGTAATGGCAAATATGAAACATGTAGATTCTTCCAGTGGAAGAAAAACAATAAAAAAATATATTATTATATATAATATAAATACTTCACATTTTGAAACAGTAAAAGAAAGATACGAAAGAGCACCGTATGTAATAAATGCCAAAATACCAAATTCTGATGTTTTTATTGAAAACAACAATCATCACTTATCTGGATATAGTTTAAAAAAAAGATTATATGAAGAAGGATTAAAAAAACCAATTTGCGAAAAGTGTGGACAAGATGAAAATTGGCATGGTGAACATATTGGTATGATACTTGATCATATTAATGGTATACATAATGACAACAGATTAGAAAATTTAAGAATTCTTTGTCCTAATTGTAATGCAGCATTACCAACACATTGTAGAGGTAACATAAAATTAAACAAACAAAAACAAAAAATAGAACACATAAAGAAACGTTATATTAATCTGTCAATATCACAACGTAAAGTAAAACGCCCCGAATATGAAATATTAAAACAAGAAATAAACGATTTTGGATATACAGGAACAGGTAAAAAATATGGTGTAAGTGATAATGCAATAAGAAAATGGGTAAAAATTTATGAAAAATATCAATAATGCTCTCATCGTCTAATTGGTTAGGACATCACTCTCTCAAAGTGGGAATTACGGATTCAAATTCCGTTGGGAGTACAAAAAGTCAGATTGATATGAGAGTATTGTCTGGCTATCAGACAGTCAACCTAAATCTTTTTGACTTCATGCTCGGTTCGTATAACGGTAGTACCTAAGACCTTCAATCTTAGTATGCGGGTCCAACTCCCGTACCGAGTACAAAAAATAAAAAGTGTTGCATATTATCTCTCAAATGATTATATTTGCGAAAAATATATTATGGGAAACTTAGATATCAACTCAGAAAAAGGACAGATAACAGTTCAACAAGAAACTAAAATGCTTAAGTACATTGAAGAATGCTGGGGAGTAACAGCAGTCAATACAAAGAAAAAAAGCGATCATGCAGATGCAGCTTGTGATGGTTTTTTAATTAAAGATGGTGAAGTGATTGCACTTTTTGAAAGTAAATGCAGAAAAATGACTCTTGAACAACTTAAAAATTATGGTACGTGGCTTATCACTTATAATAAAATAAAAAAATGCAAATTATTATCAGAATATCTTCGAGTACCATTTGTTGGATTTTTATATTTACTTGATGATGATAAAATAATGCATTGGAATATAACTGATAGTGATGGAAGGTATCTTTTCGAATTCACACATGAAGAAACATCAACACGAAGAACAATAAATGATGCTACACCAACAATCAGAGATAATGCATACCTACCAGTTTCTGAAGGTAAAATTGTTGAAAGTAGAAAAATAAAATAGAAAATGAAACAACTAATATTATTGCCTAAAATGCAACGCCAATTAGATACTGTTGGAGAAAACATTAAACTGGCAAGATTGCGTAGAAAATTTTCTATAGAACAAGTCATGGAAAGAGCAGATATATCATTGGATGATTTAAATGAAATCGAAAAAGGGTCACCAAATATCAATATTGGCAAATATCTTTTAGTTCTTAGGGTATTGAATTTAGAAAAAGATATTTATAAGATAGCCGAAAACGATATCTTAGGCAGAAAACTTCAAGATATCGAATTATTAAATAAAGAAAAAAAATAACGCATCTTTAACTCAGGGGTTCAGAGTTCCTGCCTTACAAGCAGGGTGTCGGTGGTTCGAATCCATCAAGATGCACCATGCTCCTTTAACTCAGTCCGGGAGAGTGTCTGTCTTACATACAGAAAGTCGGGGGTTCAAACCCCTCAAGGAGTACCAAATATCGGGTTGACAACCGATAAGTAATCTCAATCGGGATATATCCCGATAATCAATCCGATTGTGGTGGAACTGGTAGACACGTGCGTTTAAGAGGCGCATGCCGAAAGGTTTGTGGGTTCGACTCCCACCAATCGGACAAAATATGGGGATGTGATGAAATTGGTAGTACATGCGAGTTTTAGAAGCTCGTGCCTATGGGCGTGAGGGTTCGAGTCCCTTCATCCCTACCAATTGTGGACGTGCTGGAATTGGTATACGGGTTGGCTTCAGACACCAATATTTTGAGGGTTCGAGTCCCTTCGTCCGCACGACCTTATTCTGGATAACGAAGCAAATAGTTCCAGACACTTAGGCACGAAGTCATGGTTCGTGAATAAGGACAACTGCCCCGTTGATGTAACTGGTAACCATACCTGTCTTAAAAGCAGTTTTCTCTCAGTCCGAATCTGAGACGGGGTACAAAGGTGAATGTGTTTGCTGTTTGCAGTAGCAAATGCCACCTGTGCCGAATGATTTGTAGAGAAGAAAGTAGTACTTTCCAATACATCATGTATCTGCAACATCTGATGATGGTTGAATCATTAAAAAGGCACACACGGGGCATTAGTTTAGTTGGCTAAAACATCTGCTTTGCACGCAGAAGATTCCGGGGGTTCGACTCCCCCATGCTCCACTAAACAATAGGATTCGATAGCAAACTTCTCCACTTTTCAGATTTTTCATAGTATTTATGTAAAAGTAATTATTATGAAAAATTGGAAAATGGGAAGAAAATTAATTGATGTGGTTTGTGCAAATTGCCAAAACATATTTAAAAAAACCGAATCTGAATTTAATCGAAGTGAAAAAAACAATAAAAAACATTTTTGTTCAATTAAATGTAATAAAGATTATCGAAAAAAAAATAGTTTTAATCTTACTAAAAAATGTAAGTTTTGTGGTTCTGAATTTATTGGAGATAATATAAAAACTGCTTTTTGTTCACATAAATGTTCAGCATCATATAATAATAGAATGAGAACATGTAAAGAAAGAGTATATACTGAACAAGGAATGAAAAATATTCTTAATGCTAATAATAAAAGATATAACACACAAGAATATTATATTAATCCTAATTATTGCATTGAATGTAATAAAATTCTTTCATTTGGCAAAAGAAATTGGAAATTTTGTTCGATTGAATGTAAAAAAATATATGATAGAAAGAATCTAACTGAATATCAAAAATATTATAAAGAATGTCAATTTAAATTTAATCTATCGGATTATCCCAATGAATTTAATTTTAATTTAATTAAAGAATATGGTTGGTATCAAGCAAAAAATCATGGCAATAATTTAAATGGTGTTAGTAGAGACCATATGATTTCTGTAAAATATGGATATGAAAATAATATAAGTCCTGAAATAATTAAACATCCTGCTAATTGTCAATTAATGATACATAATGAAAATTCGAGTAAATGGAAAGCATGCTCAATTACTTCAGAAGAATTAAATAGTAGAATTATTGAATGGGATAATAAATACGGCTGCATCCATTGGCGAGGTAAGCAATCTCCAAAATTGTGCCGAAAGGTGTGCTTGTTCGATTCGAGCCAGCCGTGCAATGAAGCAATAGTAAAAATCGCAGGTGTGTACTGCAATCATCGTCCCTTCCAAAAGAACACCGATACCACTGAGGGCAGAAATGTACCCAAGAGCAATATCAGTTAGCAGTACACTATTGTTTCAGAATAGTAGAATTATTTGTAACCTTTTAAGATTTTATTTCGTATAAGTATTAATTTAACAAGAAAGGAGCATGCCTTCAAAACATTAAAATTCAGATATCGCAAAACATTGTGGTGGAAATTCATACATTACAATTACTTCCACAAGCAACTCTTTAAGAAATATTATATTCAAAAGAGAAGAAAACCATTCAGTGACAGAGAAATCAGGAAATATCAATTATACATTAAATTGGATGATCTGATAACATTAAGAAAGATTGATTGGCTACGAGAATTTATTTGGAGATTAGAACCTTGAATATTTTCTGTATTTATTTATAATATTATTTGTTTTTCTTAATATTAAATCTTAATTTTGACACATTATGTTGATTATATCAAAGAGAAAGGATTATTATGACGGTGTTGTTGGCACAATGGGTGTTGATAAAACTATTGTTTATAATCGTGATACAATTGAGCTTGAAAATCGTAGCACACCAAGTGCTTTCAAGGGAAAGGATGGCTTTTGGGGTCTAAAGTATAGAGAAACACCTTTTCATGAATTAAGTTATGTTAGTATTAAAAAAAAATATAAAAATATTTGTGATGAACATGCTCATTTCATTATTGGATTTTGTGGAAAACTTTATATTGGCTGGAAACTTTACAGAGAAATAGATATTGAAACTCATGCTATAAGTACTGAGTTCACATATGATACTGAATATATGCAGATTATCTTAGAAGAAAAAAGTTGGCATAATAATCTTGCAGACAATATAAATTATGTTTTATCATATAATGCTTTGCCAATATTCAGAGAATTAAAAGTACCTGTTTTTTTATATGACGGAGATTTTGGCAGAACAGCATTTAATAAAAAACGTAGTATATATAATGATCTTAAACCAAAATTTTTTGTTAATCCACTTTTAAAGGATTATGAATTTTACAAAGTATTTGACACGTTTCAGGCATTTCAGGAAGTAAGTATGTTCATGGGTGGAGTACTTGGTGCTGGTGAAAAAGAAATAACTGAAGTTGCAGATAAATATAAGATTACACAACATGGTTTTAATAAATTCTCATTCAGAAAAGATAAAGAAGTAAAGAAATGAAAAAGTCAATACGTGAAGCATATGGAACTAAACCAGTTAATCCTGCATATTATGATACAATCAAGATCACTGGTGAAAAAGAACCAATTGGATTAATGGAAGAGATAAGACAACATGAAGCCAATAAACCACCAGTAAGAATTGAAGAAGAACTGCAAAGACTGAATGTAGTGAATAGAAAACCAAAAGTTATGACAATATATGGCGGATTTGAATTCATTGAAAAATTAAGAAAAGCATTATTTAAATACTTTAAATAAAATGGAAAACTTCAACAAAATAAAAACAGAAATTAAGGCACAACTTGATAAAGCAGAATATGCTGGTGATTTATCGGACATTGGTAATGAAATTGGCATAGTAATCGGTAATCATCTTAGTGTCTGGAAAACTGGTTATAATTTTGATGATTTTATAAACGGTGTGAAACACGGAATATCATTATCAGACAAAACACATGGTCGATAGGTATTTATAAATGTTCTTTAAAAATAATTGGGGGTGGTTTGGTTTTGACAGCAAACATAAATGAAGAAGCGAGTTAAATGCAAAATATGTGGTAAAAATTTTAATTATAAAGGTATTAAAGTTCACATATGGAGAGTACATACAAAGGAAGGAATATTATTTAATCCATTTAAAAATTATAATGGCGGAAAAATTGCATGGAATAAGGGATTAACTGGTTTTACTGCATGGAATAAAGGAATGACTGGCGAAAAGGCAACTTTTTATAATAAAAAACATACTGAAAAAGCAAAGGATAAAATTAGAGAATCAAGCAGTATAATAATGAAACGTTCATGGGAAAATGGCTCATTTGATAATAAATCATATGATACAAATAAAATATTTTCATCAAAAAACGAAAGAATAATATGTAAATATTTTAAATCAAAATATCCAGAACATGAATGGAAAAGTGGTGGTAGAATAAAATATAATGGTATTGGTCTTGTTAGAGACTTATATTCGGATATATTAAAAATTTGCTTTGAGTATGATGGAATTTGGCACTTCAAAGATATTAAGGGTCAATTAAAAGACAAACAAAAAAAAGATAAATGCTTGGAAGAATGGTGTTTATTTAACAATTATCGTTTAATTAGAATTGACGAAAATGTTTATGTAAATCCAGAACAGATTGAAAATTTAATATATAATACAATTGAACAAATAATTAAACTTGGTGACAGGTATTTATAAATGTTCTTTAAAAATAACGGGGGTGACTTGGCTTTGACTGAATGTCAGACTGGTAATATAAGCAAGTAGTAGTTGAATCGGACTACTTTAAAAAGGTTCAAAAAATAAATGAAGACATTATGTCTATCTTAACTTCTTTAACAAGAGGTGGCGTATTTGCAGAGAGTGCTGAACTCGCAATGGCAGCTTAAGAGAGCGAAAAACACAGCAAAAAACTCCTAACTTGAAGGGAAGTAAAATAAATTCAAGACAGTTTTATAGTTGTTCTGGAATAATACAATTAATATTTTGTTGATTAAGAAAAATCAAATAAACTTGTAGAAATTTTATTATTCGCATTCAACACACGGGTTCGACTCCCGTCACCTCCACAATTTATTGAAAATCAATTGGTTATGACAACATATAACAAATTAGTAAGGGACAAAATCTTGAAAATAATTAAAAAATCTGGTTCAGGTTATAAATATCATATTGCTAAAGATGATGCCGAATATCTTGTCAAACTTTACGAAAAACTCGATGAAGAAATTGGAGAATTTAAAGAAAAGCCAAGTGTAGATGAATTTGCAGATATACTGGAAGTAATAGAAAGCATTGGTAAATTTTACGGATTTCATTTAGATAAAGTTAAAGAAGCAAAACAAACAAAAAAATTTAATCGTGGCAGTTTTGACAACAGAATAATACTTGAAGAATCATAATGGCGTAGTGGTGGAATTGGTAGACACGCAGGACTTAAAATCCTGTGCTCCCAAAGGGCGTGTGGGTTCGACTCCCATCTTCGCTACTAATAAAAAATAAAATGAAAATACCTATTGACATATTATTTGAAAATTGCAAGAAAGCAGTTAGAAAAGAAATTCGAAAAGATTGCTGGAAAGAAGCGTATGTAATTCTTGAGCTTTGTGATGAAAAAGATCGTCAGGAGTTTTTAAAATACAGTAAGAAACTGGATAGAGGCAATCTTTGCTGTCTTGTATTAGATTATGCTAAGAAAAAATTAGTTGCTGAAGGTAAAATGGAACAGAAAGAATCTGATTGTTTTCATGACCCAGCAGACTTATTTAAAATGAATTGATTATGACCAAAATAATTAAAGGCAAATCAAAAGAAGATGATTGTCATTGTGGCAAACCTCTCAGGATTAATGACCCAAGAAAAAAAAGAATTATCAGAGTTATAAAGAAAAAATAAACCTCAAGTGATGGAATGGTAGACTTGCTGGTTTCAAAAACCAGTGTCGAAAGGCGTGCGGGTTCAAGTCCCGCCTTGAGGACAAATAACAATGGATGTCGAGACTAAGCCAACTGGCAGGAATCTAATGCTAATGACCCGAAAAAGGTGCAATGATGGGCGACACGACATTAGATTTTTTATTAGTATTTATTTAAAAAGTAATTTATGAAAAAATTAACCTTAGATTTCTTGTAACGCACTAAAGCGTATACAAGATTATGGGAAATAAAAAAATCGTAGAAACAACTACTAATCGTGGTGAATTCAATCGTGCTTATAAACAGCACCTTGAAAAAAGTGGAAAAATTCACTGTTCACGTTGTCCTTATCATCGTCATGAAAATGATGGTAGGAAATTTTATGGTGGTAATAAAAAACGTATCAGATATCCTAACTGGAAACTGGTATCAAAAAATCCACAACAATGGATGGAAAAATCAGTAACCTTAGTTGAAAAAACTTATGGTTATGGTAGATGGGAAAGAAATTATACTTTAATTAAATTTTAGAAGTGTGGCACACCGCTATCTGTCCAACGGATAAGACGGCTCTTTCATAAGGAGTAGATATTAGTTCGATTCTAATTAGCGGTACAAAAAAAATCCATCGAATTCGATGGATTTAAATTTCCAACATGTTATACTGCAGGTGGTGCAGGTGGAGTTTTATGAAATAATTTATTTATTTCAAGTCCCTGTATTAAAACATAGTATGCTATCATTGCATATAACCATATTCTAACAACAAGAGTAGCAAAACCAGTACCTGTTCTACCTTTAAGTGTCAAAAATGCAAGTAAAACTACAACAAAATTAGCTATTTCTTTCCAATTTTTTATAATCCACTTAAGTTCTGAACCCAAAAACCATGTTTTGAATTTCAACCACAATCCTTTTAACCAAGGAAGTACAATTGCTTTAAGCCAAGCTACGAAATTTTTCCAAAGATTTTTCATTTTAATAATTTTTATATAAATAATGTTATTTTTATTGTTGTGCAGGGTTTATTTTATATGATTTTGCGCCCATGCTTGCTTGTTTACCTGTTGATACAATCAAACCTTTTTTAATTAATTGATTTGCTAATTCTTCATTTTCACTCCAACTTTTTAAAAAGAATTCATCTTTTGGTAGACTACCTGATTCTGGAAGATTGGTCGAAACATCGGCATATGGTCCTTCTTCATCCACCAAGCCTACGAATAATGCACCATTCATATAATGATCAAATGAAAAACTTACTGGTGTTTCTTCACCAAATAAATTTAATATAAATGATTTGCCTTGGACTTCTTCATTTAATCGTGGCATAAATGTCTTATCAAGTCTACCCATTACTTCGAAAAGTCTTTTTTTATCTTTTTTCATATTTAATAATTTAATATTCTTCATCAAAGAAAGTTATCGTACATATTTTAGTTTTAAAATCGAATGCTAATAATTTAATATAAAGTGTTTTACCTAAATGAAGATTAGCTTCTATTATTTTAAATTTCCAAGGAAATTCAGCAATGTCTTTATCATTTTCCTGTTCAACTTCATCTGAATGTTTATTGAGATACATGAGTTTATATGTGCCTTCAAGACCATCAGCTTCAACAATAAAATTTTGAATGCCAGCTTCATTTAGCCAAAATGCAATATGCCAAGTAATAAAAATATCACTCTCTAAAATATTCATATCGAAATCATTTGAAAATCCTTCAAAATTATAAAAAGAAGAATTCTTTATTTCTTGTCGAAATTGAAAGTTTTTATTTTCAAATGAATATGCTTCGTTAAGAATCTTTTTTATTTCTTCGTGAATGATATTGCTTAATTTCATTAAAGTTGCGATTTTCTATAAATACTCTATGATTGTTTAAAATTCTTTTATATATTTGCAAACTAATGTAGTGATATATAGAAAATGTGGATACAAAAATATACTTCAGCAAAAACATCAATAAAACAAGTCCCAGCAGGATTTAAAATAGTTGAGAAACATTTTGGATGGCAACCAAATACTTTTAATTTTGACATTGGTGGTGGTAAGTATGATCTGATGACCGAAAAATTATTGGAGAAAAATGTAACTAATTTGATATTTGACCCGTATAATAGAAATCTGACACATAATCTTGATGTTATACGAACTATTTTTAAAAATGGAGGTATTGATACCGCAACAATATTTAATGTGTTAAATGTTATCAAAGAACCTGAAATCCAATTAACAGTGCTTAATATGGCTAAAGCAGCACTAAAAAAAGGTGGAATAGTATTTGTCAGATCAACATATATGAATCCTGCAAAGGTCTCAGGAGTGACAAAAAAAGGTACATTTCAACATTATAAGACCCAGAAAGAATATTTGGACATAGTGAAAGAAATATTTCCAAACGCAAAATTAGAATATAGTATAATATCTGCAGTAAAATGAAAGAAAAAGAAGAAATACATATAAATGAAAATTATTGGAGAAACATGACACCAGTAGAATTGGAGAATTTTGCTAAAATAATTTTTATACATTATAGAGAAACTGGTTTCCCGTATTACCCAACAGATGATCTGACCAGACAAAAAGATTTTAAGACATTAATGAAATATAACTTTAAGTCATTATTTGCTGGCAATATGATAATGCAATCAATGCATGGTCTTGGACTTGCATGGTCTTATTTTCCACATTCTTTTAATGTCAGATCAAATGATAAAATGACACCATACGAAGCGTTTATGAATGATGATATCTTCATGAAAGTTATAAGAAAAAGATTAGAGATGGGCACGTACATATCAGATTCTGGCATAAGAAAAATGCTAAAGATATTTACTGGTGTACAAGGAGTTTCAAACTTCAGACCAACTGCTGCAGCATGTATATATAATAGATTTGCAAAAGGTGGAACAGTTTGGGATATGTCTGGTGGCTGGGGTGGAAGATTGCTTGGTGCACTCGCTGGTGGAGTTGGTGCTTACATTGCTACTGAACCAAGCAAATTAACTTGTGATGGATTATATGATCTTGCTAAAGATTTTGGTGGTAAAACAGAGTGTGTAATATTTGAACAAGGTAGTGAAGATTTCACACCAGAAAAAGGAGTACTGGATTTGTGTTTTACTTCACCACCATATTTTGATCTTGAAAAATACGCTGACGAACCTTCACAAAGTTATATCAAATTTAATACGAAGGAAACATGGATTGAAGGATTTTTAAGACCAACATTTAAAAATTGTCACCACGGATTAAAAGTTGGTGGATACATGTTGATCAATATTGCAGATGTTAAAGGCAAATATAATATTAATTTGGAACAAGAAACTATAAATACTGCAATGGATGTAGGATTTTTATTGGTAGATGAATACCAGCTTGCACTTTCAAACATAAATTTACGAAAGAAAGGCATGAAGTTTAAGTACGAACCTATTTATGTATTTAAGAAATGGAAATAAAAGTATTAAAAAAGGTTGACTGGAAAATATTACATGAATATTCAGACAATAGCCTTATAATCGCAAATAAACATCCAGATTATGATATCTGGATACTTAACTATTCCCCAAAAGTTCAATCAAAAAAATTCTGGGACGAATATACTTTGTCTTCACGTGGGTTAATTATTGATATTGATGGTAATATTTTGGCACGTCCATTTCAGAAATTTAAAAACTTAGAAGAATACGACCCTTCAGAGATTGACATGACTCAGGATTACGATGTTTTTGAAAAAATGGATGGTTCATTAATCATTGCATTTTATTATGAACCACGCATGAAATGGATAATTGCATCAAGAGGGTCATTTATATCTGAACAGGCATTAGAAGCACAAAAAATGCTTATTGATTTTAGTTGTTTAGATAAAGCATATACTTATTTGTTTGAAATAATTTATCCAGAAAACCGTATTGTTGTTGATTATGGCAATAGAAGAGAACTTATATTGCTTACTAAAATCGAAACGAAAACAGGTATTGAAACATATTATGACGATTTACTTGCAAAATATTCAAAATATTTCACCGTAGTAAAAAAATATAAAATAAAAAACATTAACAATTTGAACGAGTTGAAAGAACTTGAAGAAAATAACAAAGAAGGATTTGTGGTAAGATTTTTCAATGGTTTCAGAGTTAAAGTGAAATTTAGTGAATACGTCAGACTACATGGTATATTAACAAACGTTTCTAACTTAACTGTTTGGGAACATTTGATGAACAACTATAATTTTGATGCATTGTATGACAGAGTTCCAGATGAATTTTATGACTGGTTAAAAAGAACAATAAACTCATTACAGTCAGAATATAATGAAATCGAAAGACAAGCATTAAAAGAATTCACAAGAATTTATCATGTAAATGAGATCAGTAATCGTAAGGATTTTGCAATGGAAGCAATAAAGACAGAATACCAGTCAATATTATTCAGAATGTATGATAAAAGATCATACGATGAAATTATATGGAAAATAATACGACCTGTGTATAGCAAGCCATTTAAAGATGGTTTTGAGTATAGTATATAAAAATATGATATATACAATATTAAGCGGAGTAGAAATATTCCGCTTTTTTTATGTATTTATTGTAAACTATATACTATGGATATACTTACAACATTTTTTAACAAAACTGAGGTTGCTCCTCAAAGAAAATTTGGCTGGAAAAGAGATTTACATGACCAAAATGACTACCAATTTAAAGTAGTTGCACCTGTACCAACACCACCAATAGTTGATTTATCACCTTTCTGTCCACCAATTTATGATCAAGGACAACTTGGTAGTTGTACTGCAAATGCTCTGGCTGCAGCATATGAATTTGAAAAAATGAAACAAAAACAATCATATTTTATGCCTTCACGCCTTTTCATATATTACAATGAAAGAGTAATGGAAAAAACTGTGAAATCAGATGCTGGTGCAGCACTCAGAGACGGTATTAAATCATTGGATACTCAAGGTGTTTGTCCTGAAGATATATGGGCATACAATATTAAGAAATTTGCTTCAAAACCATCTTGTAAATGTTATACAACTGCAAAGAAAAATGAAATAAAAGAATATCTTGCTGTTAATCACACATCAATAGATGATATAAGACAATGCTTTGCACAAGGTTATCCAATTGCATTTGGTATCAGCGTATATGCATCATTCATGTCAGATGAAGTTGCCAGAACAGGTATTGTACCTATGCCAAAACCAGATGAAACACTTGAAGGTGGTCATGCAATTTTGGGAGTAGGATATAATGACACTAAAAGAATGGTACTTGTTAGAAATAGCTGGGGTACAGAATGGGGACTTAAAGGATATTTCTTATTACCATATGAATATATTACATCTTCTCAATTAGCATCAGATTTCTGGACAATCAGATTGGTAGCGTAAATGAATAAAAGTGTCGTTGATATTATAAGCGAAGAATTAAATAATCTTCTTGAAACAGAAATAAATTATAATAAATTTCCTCTTTCTGCACTTGTAAAACAAGCAAAGAATTTCAAGGACTTTAATGATTTTGAACATTTTTATTCAATAAACATATATCATGGTTATTACTGGCATTGGACAGATAACCCAAACTTTAATTTATCTAATAATATTGCACCAAGAGATATGAGTTCAATGAGTGATGGCGGTAGTGGTAATAAAGGAGCAATAATGCTTACTTCTGATATGAACTATTGGGATGCTTATTATAATCAACATGAAAAAGGCAAAATAGTTAGACCTTATGTAGTACTATTTGATGCCTCTGATGTTGACCCAAGGTACTTAAAACAAATAAGCAGAGGATTTGGAAATGAAATATATTTATATCCAGAACAAGCAAAACAACTTAAACAAATGGGTGTTTATAAAAGAGAACAAGCAAAAGCAATTGAAAGACATATGCACGCAATGATTCCACATTCTAAAGAAGAATTATTTGAACTTTGGAAGTCAGTACAAAATAATAATAATATATTAAATATTATAAACGAAGAAATTGAACAATCACAATATGCGTATCATGTGACTTCAAGAAATAATTTGAAGTCCATAATGAAAACAGGATTAGAACCAAGAATACCTGAAGATTATGCTAATACGGGTGATGTTAAGGGTGTATATTTATTTAAAACTTTAGATGACACAAAAAATGCATTATATAATTGGCTGGGAGAAAGAATTGAAGATATCGAAGAAGAAACTGGAAAACCTTATGATGAAGTAGTTTTAAAAATTAATATATCTGGATTAGAAAAATATTTAATTGATTCAGTTGAATATGAATGGACTTGTGTTGTAAGAATAGAACCATCAAGAATTATTGAGGTTTTTGAGATGTAAATAAAATAAATAAAAAATAATTATGATTTTATTTGCATATGTCGTATTTATACAATACATTTGTCACCTGAAATATTAACAAACAATTAAAGAATAAAGAAATGATTACAATTGGTACATATTATTACGGTAAAAAATCTTATAAGAAACAGCTTATAGGAATCGGGAATAGTATGTCCAAAAACAAAAAATAAATCAATTTTCCTTTTTTTGCAAATTAGACATGGGAAACCCGATTCACGAGAGTCGGGTTTTTTGTTTTGCATAAAAACGCATATTGTTGCATAAAAACGCATAGATTATGAAAAACAGGTATAAAATGGCATATTTTGTGAAAAACAGTTATTTTTCATGAAAAACAGTTATAAATCGACTGTTTCTATGAAAAACAGATATTAAATTTTAAATTGACCTCTTAGCTCCAATTGGTAGAGCAACTGACCTTTAATCAGTGGGTTGCGAGTCCGAATCTCGCAGGGGTCACAAAATGGAAATGTTGGGTGCTGGAATACCCAAGAGTCCGTAAAACTCCCGCTTCGGCATGTTGGTTCGAGTCCAACCATTTCCACAACAAGCATCTGTAACAAAGTGGTTATGTTCCCGCCTCTTAAGCGGACTTACGCAGGTTCGAATCCTGTCGGATGCACAAATATTTTATATAACACCTGACTATTAGTCATATCATAGTATTTATAAGAAAAAATATTATGAAAATATTTGATAATTGTCTAACACATACCGATCAAGGAAACATTGGTCTCGCCAAAGCAATCTATGAATTGCAAGTCTTAGGATATCGAATCTCGATTCCACTTACTGAAAATCAAAAATACGATTTGATTTGCGAAAAAGATAATATTCTTTTTCGTGTACAGGTTAAAACCACCAAACAAAAATCAGAATATGGAATTTTTATGGCAAATCTTCGCACAGTAGGTGGAAGCCAAAAAAAATTTCTTGCAAAAAAACGCATTGCTGGTGATTATGATTTATTATATGTTCTTACTGAGGATAATATTTCATATTTAATACCTGATTCAACAATTAATGCAAATAGCACAATCAGTTTAGGAAAAAATCTATCAGAATATATAATTAAAATCTAATTTACAGTATTTCAGTCACTTACTATTTTTATTTAGTCTAAATTAAAATAACTCTTGCTTTTTTAATTAAAACTATTTATATTTGTTAAAAATAATTTTATTTAAGTATATTAAAAATGGCTAAAAACAAAAAGAAAGTAACTACAACTGTGGTTACAACCGTTACTGAGGAAACCATTAGTATTCCTACTAACGAAAAAACTCACATCATTTGTATCCTTGACCGTAGTGGGTCTATGACAGGAATTATGGATGCCTCCATTAGTGGATTCAATGAATTTCTTGGAAAACAAAAAGCACTCCCTGACAAAGCAACTATTACTGTTGTTTTATTTGATGATCAATATCAAATTCTTTATGATAATGTTGATATCAAAAAAGCTGAATTGCTCACTAATAATGTTTGGTATGCAAGAGGTATGACAGCATTGTATGATGCTATTGGTAAAACAATTAAGACAGAAAAAGGAAAACTCGCTCTTCTTGGTAAAGAAGCACCTTCAAAAGTATTGGTTTGTATTGTAACTGACGGTTATGAAAATTCAAGTGAAGAATATAAGGGTGAACAAGGTAGAAAACAAATTATTTCTCTTATCAGAGAATGCGAAAAAGATGATTGGAATTTCTTGTATCTTGCTGCAAATCAAGACGCATTTGCTGTTGGTATTGGTTTTGGGATAAGCGGTGGAAATACAATCACCTATAATGCTACACCTGCTGGTGTACGTGGCATGTCAATGACATTAAATTCTGCTTCAGCATCATACAGAAGTATGAGCAGTTCTGATCAGAAGTTCAAAAAAATGTCAAAAACTTTGATCGATGATAATAAAATTGAAGAAGACGAAAACCAGAAAGATGTTAAAGATGGTTTGAATGGTACAATTCTTACAAATGGTACTACTGGAAACATTAGCACAACCAATAATAATGTAAATGGAACTGTAGTAACTAATAAGTCAAATCCTGTTACTGAAACAGTAAAAAAATAATTTCTGTTTTTATATTAAATCCGTTTTTTTAAGGGTGCTTTTTTAGCACTCTTTTTTATGTCATAATCAATTAAAATTTATTTAAATGCTTTCACTTATATTTGAATAATGTCTTGTATTTATCAATACTTATTAATAGATTTGTAACCTCAATTTTATAAAAAATTATTAATCCATGACTGAAAAAAACTTGAAAATTTATTCCAAACAAGAAGTCGAAAAATCAACACTACAATATTTTAAAAATGATGAATTGGCAACACATGTTTGGATGAAAAAATATTGCCTGAAAGACGAAAACAATTATTACGAACTCAACCCAGATGACATGCATCATCGAATCGCAAAAGAAATTGCGAGAATTGAAATTAAATATCCCAACTCAATCTCCGAAGAAGAAATTTACAATACAATAAAGAATTTCGAAAGAATTATTCCACAAGGTTCACCAATGTCAGGCATTGGCAATAATCTTCAGGTAGTTTCTCTTAGCAATTGTTTTGTTGTTGGTAATGACGGAGAAAGCGACAGTTATGGTGGTATTATTAAAATTGATCAAGAAATAGCACAATTGGAGAAAAGACGTGGTGGCGTAGGACATGATATGTCACATATACGCCCAACAGGAAGTCCAGTGAAAAATAGTGCAATTACCAGTACTGGTATAGTACCTTTCATGGAAAGATATTCAAATACTACAAAAGAAGTAGCACAGGATGGTCGCAGGGGTGCGCTCATGCTTTCTATTTCAATTATACATCCTGATTCAGAAAAATTTATTGATGCCAAATTTGAACAAGGTAAGGTTACTGGTGCAAACGTATCTGTAAAAATTACAGATGATTTCATGAATGCAGTTATACAGGGTACGACATTTCAACAACAATTTCCGATTATAAGTGTCAATCCTAAAGTAGTTAAGTCAGTTGATGCATTAAAACTCTGGAATAAAATTATTCATAATGCATGGCGTTCAGCCGAACCCGGTGTTCTATTCTGGGATGTAGTACTTCGTGAGAGTGTACCAGACTGTTATGCAGATTTAGGTTTTAAAACAACATCAACCAATCCATGTGGGGAAATCCCTTTATGCAATGATGATAGTTGTCGTTTATTGGCAATAAATTTATTTGGATATGTAATTAATCCATTCACTAAAGATGCATATTTTGATTTTGAATGGTTTAGAAAAGATGTTATTATTGCTATGCGTTATATGGATAACATTGTTGATCTTGAAATTGAAAAAATTGATGCAATACTCACAAAAATATACTCAGACCCTGAAGATGAATTTCTTAAATTATATGAGATCAAACTATGGGAAAGAATTAAAGATAAAACAATCAGAGGTCGCAGAACTGGCTTGGGTGTAACCGCAGAAGGCGATATGCTTGCTGCAATAGGTTTACGCTATGGTACTGAAAAAGCAACAGAATTTAGTGCAGAAGTACATAAGACACTTAAATTAAATGCTTATAGATCAAGTGTTATTATGGCACAAGAACGTGGTGCATTTCCAATATTTGACGCAAAACGTGAGGCGAATAATCCATTTATTCTCCGCATAAAATCTGAAGCTCCAGATTTATATAGTGATATGATTAAATATGGTCGTAGAAATATTGCTCTTTTAACTATTGCACCAACAGGTACAGCCAGTTTAATGACTCAAACAACTTCAGGTATTGAACCATGTTATTCACCTTTTTATAAAAGACGCAGAAAAATTAATCCACAAGAAAAAGATGTACATATTGATTTCGTTGATGATGAAGGCATTGCATGGCAAGAATATTCAGTGTTTCATCATAAATTTGAAACATGGCTTATAGTAAATGGTTATGATGTTAATGAAATTAAATCTTTACCAAAAGAACAATTTGATAAAATTATTGATGAAATTGTAAAAAAATCTCCTTATTATAAAGCAACTGCAAATGATGTTGATTGGGTAAAAAAAGTTGAAATGCAAGGCAGAATACAATCACATATAGACCACTCCATCAGTGTTACAGTTAATCTTCCAAGTGATATTACTGAAGAAATGGTTGCAAAAGTATATGAAACTGGTTGGAAAAGTGGATGTAAAGGAATAACTGTTTATCGAGATGGCAGTCGTAGTGGTGTTTTGATCTCAAATGCTGATAAAAAAGATATTGAATTTCATGAAAACCATGCGCCAAAACGTCCAAAAAGATTAAAAGCCGAAATACATAGATTTCAAAATAATCTTGAAAAATGGATTGCTGTTGTAGGTATGAAAGATGGTAGACCCTATGAGATATTCACGGGGGTCCTTCAAAATGGTCTTAGTTATTTACCAACCAATATAAAAGACTGTGAAGTCGTTAAAAATATTTTTGAGATTGAAGAATCTGATGAAAACGGTAAATTAGTTAAAGTAAAAAAGAAAAGATATGACATTGAATATACTGATAGTAATGGTGACAGACAAGTTCATACTGGTTTAAATCAAGCATTTAATCCAGAATTCTGGAATTATGCTAAATTGATCTCAGGTATTATGAGACATGGAATGCCAACACTTAAATTATATGAATTAATTGAATCACTAAACTTCAAAGAAGATTATATCAATACTTGGAAAAATGGTGTTGCACGTACAATAAAAAAATATATTAAAGATGGTCAAAAAGGTAAAGGAAAATGTACTGAGTGCGGTGGTGAAGACTTAATATTTCAAGAAGGTTGTCTTATTTGTAAAAATTGTGGGTCAAGTAAATGTGGATAATATATGTTAAGAAAAAAACGCAATTATTGGACTAAAGAAAAGTGTGCAGAAGAAGCCTTAAAATACAAAAGCAGAATCGAATTTCAAAAACATTCAAAAGGTGCACAATTAGCAGCGTTTAGACATGGTTGGTTAAACGATATCTGTAACCATATGATCAGACCAACTAATCATAATAAAATTTGGTATAAAGAAAACTGTAAAACAGAAGCATTAAAATACAACACACGACAAGAATTTTTTAATGGTTCTCTTGGTGCATATAAAGCAGCACATAAAAATAAATGGCTAAACGAAATTTGTTCACACATGATATCCAATAAAAAACCATATCATTATTGGACTAAGAAATTAATATTAATCGAAGCACTTAAATATAAAACAAAAGAAGAATTTCATATAAATTCAAAAGCAGCATATGTTGCTGCAAGTAAAAATGATTGGCTTAATGAAGTTTGTCAACACATGGAAAAATGTGGAAATGTATTACTTCGTTGTGTATATGTTTATGAGTTTCCCGATAATTATGCTTATGTTGGATTAACTTGTAATGATAGTAGAAGACAAAAAGAACATTTAATAAAACTTAAATCGCCAGTGTCCAAACATACAATTGAAACAGGATTAACACCAAAACATATTTTATTATCTAATAATTATATTGATGTTTATTTAGCACAACAATTAGAAAAAGAATCATATGATGATTATATTTCAAAAGGTTGGTACATGCTTAATTCTAATAGAACTGGTGGAGTTGGTAGTCAGAAATTACCGAAAAATAGAATTAATTAATAAAGTTCTTTGAAATATAAAATATTAATTGTAGCTTTGCTTTTTAAACTAAAAAACTATGATAGTATTAGAAAGCAGAATTAAAAATTCACGTCCCAACGATCATTTATCAGGTCCCACTTATATTTGTGGGGCAAGTATGGAATCTTATGCATCTGGATATTTTTTAACCATTGATGATCTGCAAAGACTTGTAAGAGATTTTCAAGCAGATTGTCATGATGGCTTTGTCAGTAATGACACCTCTTATCTTGAAGAATGGTTAAAAAAGCATGAACAAATTGTAAAAAATAACTGTAATATAAATTAAACTGTATGAAAAAGAACACAAAACTGGATGAAAATTATTTTCTTGTCTCGCAAGAAGTTAACCCTAACACAACTGTAGAAGTTGTGAAGAACATCAATCATTTAATTATTGTTGATGTCAGTGGTTCAATGTCCTATGACTTACCAGAAATTCGTAAAAATCTTAAAAACAAAATTTCATCACTGGTCAAAGAAAATGACACGGTGAGTATAATTTGGTTTTCAGGTAGAAATGATGCTGGTATACTGAAAGAAGAAGTTCAGGTGAACTCCCTAAAACAACTCAATGATTTGAATGATGCAATTGACAGGTTCTTAAAACCAATCGGTTTAACTGCATTTGCTAAACCTCTGGAATTAGCTAATGATATCATTGGACGTATAAATAAGAATAATCCTAATGGCGTGTTCTCATTGATATTCATGAGTGATGGATACAACAATGATACTTCATGGGAGAATGTTATGAATGCCGTAAAACAAATCTCACCTAAATTATCTTCTTCTGTAGTGGTAGAATATGGTTGGTATGCAGATTCACGAAGATTAACAGAAATAGCGGGAGCATTAGGTGGAGAAAAGATAAGTTGTTCGGGATTTGAAGAATATGATGTAGTGATTGGTAAAAGTTTCGGTAAAACTCTTAGTGACGGTAAAAAAGTTGTTGTTAATATTACCGATAAATATTTATATGACTTTGCATTCAGTGTTGGAAAAGACGGCAGTGTGTTGCTTTACAATATTCAGGATGACAAAATCATAGTTGGTAGTGATGTAAAAGAAATTTACTTTTTCAGTCCTAATGCAGTTGGAACAGCAGACGCTCCATTATTAAACAACATTGTTCCACAAGAACAAGTTGCCAAACTTTATGCTGCAATATATATTCTTGCTGATAAACTATTACCAGAAATCGCTGAGAAAGTCTTCTATGCACTCGGTGACAACTTCTATTATAAAATGCTGGCTGGTGCTTTTGGTAAACAAAAATTAAATTCATTTAAAGCAGCAATAAAAGAATGTGTTGCAAATGCATCAAAAAGATTTCCAAACGGTATTGGTACAATCCAAAAAGTCGATGACAATGCATATTGTCTGATGAATCTTATTGAAGACTTGGGAAATACTGAAGGTTGTTTGTTTTATAAAGGACATCCAGACTTTCAATATAATAAGATCGGTGTAAAACGTGTAACAAGAGGTGAAAATTTATCAGAGGCTGACAAGAAAAGATTATCAGAAGTAAATAAAATTACTGAAGAACTTAAAGAAAAGAATGTAGCTGTTAAATTCGTAGATTCTGACCCGAACAGAGGTTATCCACTTACTGATTTGGTATGGAATGAAAAACGTGCAAATCTTTCTGTACGTGTTTATATTGAAGGTGAAGCAATCATACCTGAAAATAAATACAAAATCGAAAAGGTAGCTTCATTCAGATATAAAACATATACCCTTATTAAAGATGGTATTGTAAACGTTCAGAAACTTCCAGTAAGTTTTACTCCTGAATTAGATCAGCTATTAGTTAGACATAATATTAAAACTAATTTTGATGTTGATAAAAAAATCATTGTAATTGATCTTACCAGCTTACCAATCATTAATAGAGTAATGGTTAAGTCAATTTCAGCAAAAGGTCTGGCAGTTCAAGAATGGGAACTTCAGAAGCTACAGGCAGATAAAAAGGTTTATGATTATTTTAGAAAATCATTATTTCCGAAAGAAAGCAAATCATTTGTCGAATTGCTTGGTCAGGAACAGGCAGATTGGCTTAAGACAATTGGCATAACAGATTATAATGGTTTTTCACCATTAACTGATGCTGAAGAATCTACAGACTTTTACATGTCAGTCAATCTCGAAACCAAAATCAAAGGTTTCTCTTCATTACCAAAGGTTGAAGATGTTATTGCCAAACTTAAAAGTGGTACTGCATTGAAACCAAATGAAGGTATAATGGCTGATGCTGTTAAGAAATATCAGGCACAACTTGAATCTGATATATATAAATCATTGTCAGAAGAACAACAGAAAGGTGTATTGAAAACTTATCTTGAAACCAAGTCTGACATTCTGAACAAAAAAAGAAGAAAAGCATTACAAGAGATCGCACAAATTAAATTTGCTTTAATTCTCAGTAAAAAATGGTTTACTGAATTTAAAACCTTTGACGAAAACAAGTTAAGTCTGAAACTTGACGGTCAGGATTTGGATTTTACCTTCGATCTGAGTGAAAAAGAAGAAAAAATTTAATTATTTTTATGTTAATATTAAAACCCATCTAAACTGATGGGTTTTTTTGTATTTATATGTATAAAAAGAATAATATTTATAATAATTTTAATATTATTCACCACTTCTTGCGCCACCAGACGAAAAGGGAGGGAATATAATGATTTGCGTGGACTTATGTCATTAGATAATACTCAATTGGAAAGAAATACAGAATTTCATAAACAAAAATATTACAGTCCCAAGAAAAGAAATCATAGGTGGACATTAAAGAAAAAATGAAACTATTTATGTTAAATATACTTTTATATGAGTTTATTAAATGAAAGTAAACGCTTTGATGATTTTACATCTGAAGAAAAACGTCAAATATTCAATATTTTCACCCAATCTTATCAAAAAGCTACTGGTAGTTCATGGGATGAAGGAAAATTTTATAGCAGAGCATCAGAATGGTTATTTTTTGGTGACCCAACAGGTTTTGTTACAGTTAGACCACAAAAAAGTGGTTATTATAAGCTAACTGGCGTTGCTGGTAACATGAAATCAATACTAAAAGCATTACAAGAACTTAATACTACTCATTATCCTATTTGGGGGATGTTAACGCAAGAATTGGCGAATATTTTAGTAAGAAGATACGGTTTTAGAATGCCAAATAGGGTTGAATCTTTCATAATTGGCAAATTAATATCAAATAATGTGTTTGGAAACGTTGAACATAAGCGTAATTCTGATGGCAGCATAACATTTAACTATAAAGATGTCGGAGAATCAACAAAGGTGTTTGTTGGTAATAGAGAATACTACAAAAAAGCCAGATTAGATGCCGTAAAAAGGGTATTTTCTCCAAAACAACCAGTAACTGAAGAAGTTATCGATGAAAAAAGAGCAGTTGAACATCATTATGAAGATAGTTTTAAGACTTTAGTTGCTTTTATATCAAGATTTGGTTATGATAAGATATATGTTTCATTCAGAAAAACAATTAACACAGGTTTTATTAACCGTGAAAATGCTTATGATACCCCTACTGGATTTTATATGTATCCGATAAAGAGTTATCAGGAAAAAATAGCAAAAGTTACAAACATGAAGAGTTTTATGAAAACATTTCCATTTGCACCTGATAGTAAATTTTGTTTTTTATTTACAATGACAAATTATGATAATATTTTAACATCCTTAAACATTGACATTGAAAAAATTCATGGTTATGTGAAAAAAATTGAACAATTATATGCTACAAAGAAACCAGCAATCAAAACATTATGTGATTTATATTTTGCTGATGAAAGTTTTAAGTCAAGAGGGGGAAGTGACTATTCTTATAAAAATGAATTTCAAAAATTCTGGTTATTTTTATATGAAATTGCATATGAATTAAGGACAGATAATACAGTATATAATCCAGATAAATATGAAAGCAATTATAAAGAATATCCTTCAACGATTACAATAATAGCAAACGATATTGGTCTTGGTGGTTTTATCGATGATGGTTGTACCTCAACAATACATACTGGTGAACCATGTCAAGGTGTTTTACTTAATAATGTAAGAGAAACGCTTGGCAATTTGAAAATTGTACCAATATATCAGAAATATGATGCTCCATTAAATATAGATAATCCAGATGCACCAACAGTTGACACATCAGAATATAAACGTAAATATGAAAAATATTTGAAAGGTAAATTAAATGCTAAAGAAGTTTATATTGCCGATGATAATTATCAAATGGAAATAAAAAATCATTTACCATTTGTAATTGTTGCTAATAATTATACACCATATTATGTTGATAGGGATGGAAATTTAAGCATAACTGGTATTGACACATCACAAATACTTTCTAATAATCCACATGAGGATGAATACGATGATAATTTAAAGCAGAAACGTACAGCATATATTAATTCATTGCACAATACGAAATATGAAGAAGTGCGTCTATTTGGTCAATATGGTGTTGATGTTGCACTTGTAACAGACGATAAAGGAAGAATATTTTTTATTAATAAAGAAGGCAATCCAGATACTACCAATGTTGATTTTGAACAAATAAAAAACAATGATAGATTATTAGCAACATATTTCAATACAATAAATGGTACTGATTTTAAAGATATTACTCAACCATCAAAAACTATTAAAACTAATGTATTTTTTGCGAGCTTGTCAAATGGTGGATTTATGTTTGTAAATAAGAAAGGTAAGCCAACAATAAAAGTTACCAACTTAGAGCAACTTAATAGCTATTATGGCGGAGATACCATTGCTGATGTAATTATTAATACAAAAAAAGCTATAGCTGGTAAACTTAAAGAAAATTATTCTGTTTTACATTCAATTGTAAATGAAGAAGTTAATAATTATTTTCAAAAATAATAAAAAATAATTATAAAAAAGTTTGCAAATACCAGAACTTTATTTACCTTTGCGGAGTATTTAATTGAAAACGAACATAACAATAAAGATTTATAATAAATAAAAATGAAAACGTACAGGAACATATCAACTATCATTACATCGACCTCAAGTCGCAACGGGATTGTCATATTCTGTTCAGACTTTACAGGCAGAAATAATGGAATTGATACGGGTTCTGGTTTTATTGAGTAATTATAAAACTCAAAAAAGATTTAACAAGAACCCGATTCGCAAGATTCGGGTTTTTTTGTTCTTTAAAATATAAGTCTTACGGCTTATAATCACAACATATAAGGTTTGCACCTTATATAATTCCGTAAGAAGGTCTTTGACATGTTGGAAATTTTGCCACCCTGTCCGATTGGTCAGGTATCTGTCTGCAAAACAGATTAGAAGCGTTCGATTCGCTTGGGTGGCTCGAAGGTTCAAGTCCTATTTTTTACTCGTTTTTAAAGTATTTATATAAAAATAAAAAAATGAAATGGAATAATGAATTAGATAATAAATTAAAAAGTTTAATAAACTTAAATAAAGACTATAATGAAATAGCTAAAGAATTTAATGTATCATATAGAACACTTACCAATAGAGCATTTAGATTGGGACTTAAAGTTTTAAAACAACACCATGAAATTATTTTATGTAAAAATTGTGGTAAATCCATTAATAAAACATTAAGTAATGAAAAAAAGTTTTGTAATCAAAGTTGTTCAGCACAATATAATAATAAAAGAAGAAAACATAGTGAAGAAACAAAAAATAAAATTAGACATACAATTAAAAGTAAATTTCCCACTAAAATGAAAGAAAATAAAATTGTGAGAAATAAAAAATTAAGAGAAAACAGACCATTAATTTCAATTAGAAAATGTAGATTTTGTGGTAATGATAAACCAATCTTAAAACATAAAATAATCTGTAGCGATTGTGGTTTTATGTATTATAAGTTTTATCGCCCACTATGTGAGTTTAATATTAACGTTAATGATTATCCCGATGAATTTAATTTATCTCTTGTAAAAAAATTGGGATGGTATAGTCCAAGTAATAAAGGTAATAATTTAAATGGTGTTAGTAAAGACCACATCTATTCAGTATATGATGGATTTAAAAATAATGTTGATTTCAATATATTAAAACATCCTGCAAATTGTAAATTAGTTCAACATATTGATAATAATAAAAAGAAATGTCAAAGTTTAATTACATTAGACAAACTTCTATTGAAAATTAAAAAGTGGAATGAAAAATATGTTTCGGTAGTGCAATAATGGTTAAAACGGCTGTCCGTTAAACAGCGAGATGTAAGTTCGACTCTTACCCGAAACGCAATAATGTAAAATATGCTTTACAAAAACCCACCAAAATGTAAAATGTATTTAACGTTATAATGTATGAAATATCCATCATTAAGTCATTAAAATGGCGATAATGCATGATAAATCATACATTAACACTGTCTCGTAGCTCAGTTGGTGAGAGCGTTCGGCTGATACCCGAAAGGTCGGGGGTCCAAGTCCCTTCGAGACAACAAAAAAATAAATGGATGGGTACTCAAATTGGCTAAGAGGATGGTCCTGAAAACCATTAGGTCAGTTAATCGCTGGCGTGTGAGTTCGAGCCTCACCTCATCCGCAACACATTTTATTTGGAAGGATGGGTGAGATGGCTTAAACCAGCAGTTCGCTAAACTGCCGTATGTAACAGTACCGAGAGTTCGAATCTCTCTTCTTCCGCAAAAATATTTTTTGATGACAGAGTGGCTTAATGTTGACATGGTACTAAAGTCTGAGAGTGGTAGTCCATTACCAATACTCAAAGACTCATAGATTCGAATTCTATTCATTAAATGTTTTATTGCAAAATTGACCTTAATATTGGAACAAGAAGAGAGAGGTGGTCATGACACATCTTCGGGAGGTTCGAAACCTTCAGGGTCAGCGAAATCAAGCGAAATGGGTTATCATCACTTGGTACATGCATCATAAAGAAGTCATGACTCTTTAGTGATGGAAAAGTTCTGGGTTGCATAAGACGCTGCCCTAATGTTCAGCAGAAAGTTTTGTATACGCATTTGGCGATGCGGTTACGTACATAATCAACTCCGAGACATTTAAGATAGTTGTAATACTGTCGGGGGTCGTAAGTATAAGGCTTACACCAGAACTTAAACGGAGCAGTAGCAAAGGTGGTCTATGCAACGGACTGAAAATCCGTGGATGTTGGTTCAACTCCAACCTGCTCCACAAATTTTTAAACAAATCAATTCTATCCTTTCGGGGATTAATTCACCGATTGTCCCCACATGGGTTACACGAATGAGAAACACCCCCTGTTCTATACAGGTGAATCCAAGAGGTTCAGCAAAAAGTCGTGGCACGCAGAAGAAGCTCATGTGGTCGAGTGTCAGCCTTCCAAGCTGAATGTAGCGGGTTCGAATCCCGTCTTCTGCTCAAAGTCCCATCCTGCTGTGGGTGTGCAAGGTCAGCTAATTTAACCTGACTATTCGAAAGAATCCCTTTGATGCACATGGGACGATATTGTGGTGTATGTCTCAATGGTAGAGCATCTGGCTTATATCCAGACGGTTGGGGGTTCAAGTCCCTTCACCACAACAAAAATGTTTGGATATTAAATTTATTTAAATTATCTTTGATGCTTCGGTAGCTCAGTTGGTAGTAGCATTTGACTGTTAATCAAAGGGTCGTAGGTTCGAGTCCTACCCGGAGCGCAAATTGAAACACTAATACTATTTATCATAGCATGCAAAAATAATGATAGTGTTTTAATTTAAAAGTAAATATGAAAGGTAAATCAATGGAGTATAAGTGGGAAATTACATATAGAATTGTTGGTGGTAATGGGGAACAGACGATGGAGAGAAATTTACATTTCAATAAAGCACATAATGTAGGAAAATGGTTTAATATGTGCAATAACGGTATAAATGGTAGAAAAAAACTTGAATTTATAAACGCTAAAATAAAAGAAGAATGAAAGTAGAAATTGACTGGAGAGTAAACGCAGGAGAAAAAGGATTTTATGGAATCAGACTTTATCCTGAAAACAATGAAGAAATGGCTGATCTTGAAAGATTTAAGTCATGTAAGTTTGAACCAAGTGAATACCAAAGAATTGTAACTGGCGATAATCTTAATTATTTAATTACATTTGAAGAAGAAAAAAAGAAATGATATGTTTGAATATCCAAAGTTAACAGAAAAGCATTTTTTCTGGATTAGAATTTTAAAATTTTTAAATAAAAAGAAAAATGAAAAAGTTTTTAAATAAAATTGTTTATATTAATAAATTCATATTTGGATGGATAATATGGATATTATTATTTGTGACTTCAATATTTTTCAATTTTATAACATGGAATTGGAAAGAAACATTTACGTTAAATATGAAAATTGTGATTACAGAAATGTTAGGTGAATCAACATGGAATATAATGACGTTAAGTCAATGAAAAAATACCTATTTGTAGGCGAAAAACGTAGTGAAAGAGCAAAACAAATGAATGTTACTTGGGTTGACAAACGTTTATGTGCAGGTCATCTTTCAAAAGCGGTAGAAAACATTGGGATTGATTGGAGTGAATGTGCCTTTGTAAACGTTTTTGAGGACGATATTAACGAGATCAGGACTTTTGAAGGTGTAGTTATAGCAATGGGAAGAAAGGTGGAGAGAGAGCTTAAAAAGCAGCAAATCGAGCATGAATTCATTTATCACCCTGCAACACGTGGTACTGTAAGAATTATTGAAAATTATAAAGCACATGTGAAACAACAAATAGCACACATAGTAATATGAAAAAAAGAAAACCGAAAAATCCTGAATCAGTAAATTTTAAATCATTATTGAGATTTATTGATAAAGAAATGAAGTTCATTGAAAAAATGAAATATGTTAATAGAAAAAAATTAACAATTCCATTTGAATCGCCAGAATAACTTTAATTGGTAGAGTATCTCATTCGTAATGAGAAAGTTGCAGATTCGATTTCTGCTTTTGGCTCAAAGAAATGCCTTCTTCCTATAGTTGGTCGATTAGGCGGGATTTGTAACCCCGATTTCCACAAGAAACACGTCAGTTCGAATCTGACAGAAGGCTCAAAATTAATTAATTATGAAAGACTGGACAGACGAAGAATTGGAAAAATTTATCAGAGACAATAAAGATGCTCTTGTTGATGGCTGCAGACCTGTTGTTGGTCATGAAATAAAATTTATGACAAAACTTAAACTCAGGATGAAAAGTATTATTGATATTACTCCATATTTAATAAAAATTGCGATAATAACTATTATAATATTTACTGCATCAGCATTGATTTGGAATAATTTTATTCGCAAGGATAAAAACAAACCAATATATGAAAATATTGTTAACCAATTTAAAAAGAAATGAGTAAAAGAGAAACAAGAAAAAAGCACGAAAGCAATAATATTAATACACAGTTATATGCAGCCTTTTGTGGTACTGGTAAGACATATGTTTGTGAAAAAACCAATATTAAATCAGTTGAAATTGAATATTGGAAATATAAAGATAAAGACTTGCAAAAAGAATATATTGATGATATTAAGAAATATTTTGGTAAGGTTAATTATATTTTTATTAGTACTGACCCACAAGGATTGAAACTTTTATACGATAATGGATTTAATATAGTTCTTGTTTATCCTAAAAATGAATTAAGAGAAGAATATCTTGATAGATTTATTGCAAGAGACAGTCCATACGATTTTATAGGAACATTTATGAAATATTGGAATCTTTGGATTAATGAATTAAAAGAACAAAA